CTCTAGGAGGTGTTGCTTCTAAATGGGCGGGATTCGGTGACTACAAACAGGCACCACCGGTTACCAACCAAATTATGGGAGGACACGGAGGCGGTGTCACTGTCAACGCAAGTGATGACTTGACGGGAGACATATACCTCTCACACAAAGAATATGTAGGAAACGTTACGGCTACAAGTTCAGGAGCAGGAGCTTCACCTTTCCAACAAAAAATTTACGAATTGAACCCAGGATTACAAGAAACGTTCCCGTTTTTGGCGCAGATAGCTACTAACTTTGAATTATATGATTTCCAGGGCTTACTGTTCGAGTACAGACCAACTTCGGGAGAAATGGCTACAAACAATTCGCTGGGTAAGGTAATAATGGCTACCCAGTATGACAACGACGCTGGCCCATTCCTCAACAGTGTGCAGATGCAAAACTACGACTACAGCACTTCATGCAAACCTTCAGTGTCACAGATCCATGGTGTAGAAACAGCAAACAGACAGTCACCGGTCAATATGATGTACGTACGAAACCGAGGATCAACTAGAGACAAAACTTTCACAGACACAGGAAAGTTTATCATTGCAACAGAAGGTATCCCTTTCGCTGCGGCTGGTACTCAAATTTTGGGTGAATTGTGGGTAACTTACAGAGTCAAACTTTCAAGAGCAACACTATTCTCTTCCCTACTAGGATTGAACCAACCAATTGACTACCTACAATGGACTTCAATTTCGGGTAGCTGGGTGCCAGGAACTTCAAACATCAACTTGCCACAGGACCCAAGAGTGAAAACAGTGTCTGCAAATGCAGGTAACTGGTCTATCCGTTCGTGGGGAACAAACGCAGCAAGAACAATGGCATTCGTAGCAAACTCAAGTATATCTGTAGGTTGCTACCAGTGGACTTTATTCTGTGACGAAACAACTCCAGCAACGGCGCAAGGTACCATAGGTTATGTGACTGGAGCAGGTTTATCCAACGGCGTGACTCATATAGCACAGGGATCATCACCAACGACTTCAAGTACAATCATAGCAGGAATGAAAGGTGCTGGTGAAAGATCGCTATTGGCAACAGGTTTGATTTCCGTTAACTTGACACCTGGCTCTGGGCTGGCATTCTTTGGCCTAGAACTGCCGTCAGTATGGCCTGCAGGTATATGGTGCTCAGTATTGATCTCACAAGTGCCTTGCACACTAAACGAAATAAGTTTAGCACCACAGTAAATATATATTCAATAATCATTACAGTTCGCTGAGCAACGCCTCAAGATCGGGGGAGCCAACGGTTCCTCTAGGAGGTCCTCCTCCACAAGGGGGAGGGAAATACCACTCAATGTTGGTTCTGAATCGCTCAATCTCTTCGGGCTGATCGAAATCGTACTCTCCGCCACCGCTCTCGCTAATTCTCCGGTGGAATTGATCAACTCGCTCTCCATCGCTAAGGTGCCCAAACGCCCTCTCGACGTTCTGGTTGGAGGTAAAGATAATGACCTTCGGCGCCCACCAAACGTTACCACACTTGACTTCGACTCGGCAGTGATACCTATCGGTGATCCTAAGAAGGGTGGGAAATGAAGCTTCGGCTCCACGGAAGTCGTCAAACAAGGCCGCTTCTTGGCCGGTATATCCACAGAACCACTTGAGTCTAGGCTCGTATGACTCCCAGCACTCATAGAATCGTCGCTCTCGTAATCGCTCAATGAACTCATGTGCAAATCTGGACTTGCCGACTCCGGTCTTTCCGCTAATCCAATACACTCGCGGACGCTCTGTGTGCTCAGGCCTAACATTCCTAAGCAATCTGTCGCCGAACAACAGGCCTTGGTAGGTCAAGCCAGAAAATCGTTCAAGGTCAGTTGTATTGTTAATTTCGCGATTGTCGATAGCATCGCGAACTTTGTCAAGGTCGGTTCTCTCGCCTTGACGCTTTTTTCCATTTACCTTATCATAAGAACCACTACCGTGTTCAAACACTTCGTTGCCCTCCTTCACGCAATACCCACGGCATTCTTGCCAACTATCGTAGTGGCGTGGTACTTGGAAAGAGATAGTTTTCAGATAGGCGTTCCAGGAAGGGTTACTATCCTTGAACATATTCAAAATAGTGCTCTTCTTGGTGCGAATGCTAAACTCCAGATAACCTTGCAGATGAGGAGTACCTGTTTCAGGAGCATTCTCCTTGCCATACACAAGGTATTTCAAGTTAGGCATGGCCAACAAACAGGCGTTGTATTCGGAACAATGTGTCTCATAATTGTTGGAAGTAAACAACCAAAATGCGGATCGTTGATCACTGGTGCGAACAGGAGGCATTTTGTTTCTGATTAAGTTAACATACAAATGAGTGACATTCACTCTGAAGAAATTCTTCAAATACGATGCTCGTGTGGAGCATATAAATAAGGTATTCCTGTCCAAGGACAGGACAGGAAGTCGCCTAGTAATACCGTGGCCCGGCAAGCCAGGCCACCAGGCGACTTCCAATTCCAAATGGCATACAAAAGGAAAAGAAGAAAAGTAACCAAGCGAAAGGCCACAAAGCGACGGTACACGTGGCGGCCAACAACAAGGAGACGAACATACTACCGAAATTACACAAGAAAATACTACGGACCGTCATGGGAAGACAGACGTTGGTATAATGCTTATTTGGAACAACAATCCCTAAGAAACGCTGCTGGTGACGAATTAATGGCTGAAATAGCACGTAATCTTCAAGCAGTAGCAGCACCTGGAGATGGACCGGTTATAAACCAACCGGCGGCGTTAATGGCAGCAGCAGCTAGCCCAGCAAATTCGATAGCAGCAGCTTTGGGTGTTTCACCAATACCACCAGGTGATATGGGTGACATTTCTGAAGAAGCAATCAACGCGTTAATAGCACGCTTGGCCCCAATGCCAACACCAGACGCGGTACCAATGTCCGACGAACCAGTAGGAGCTGCACGGGGTGCCACGGAAGCGGGTCTAACCGACGGCGAAGGACGAGTAGTACGAAGGAGGTTCAGTAACGCTTCTGACTGGTTATAATATACATTACACTTTTAT